TAAAAATCAAACGCGGCTTAAAGACTACATATACGGCGTGCATATAGATATTCTTCCGTTAGACGTTTTAGGTGATGATTTTGCTTTGATTGCTAAGGCTGCAGAGAAAAACAAACGTTTAGCAATTTGATTTCATATTATCAACACGGATGAAGCAACACTCTTATTTATATTTTACGAGGTGCCCTATGGATAAAATGAAAGAAATTGCAATCAACCTAATTAAAAACGAAACTGATTCAGACATGCTTGATTTAGTGATCAAACTATTAGTCGTCCGAAAAGGTTGAAACAAATCTCATTATCGATTCATACTTTTCATCGCTAAGATGCATTTTGGCAAGGGTAATAGCTAAATCGCGAAATCCGTTACTTGTGCTCATTTTAGCGATGACTTCAACTAGTTCATCGTTATTCTTCTGAGATATGGTGCGTGCACAATTCACATCGTAACCCCACAACCACATTTCCGATACCCCTAAAGCAATAGCAAGTTTATTAATACCACTTGCTTTGGGTTCATACTTTCCTCTTATATATGAAGAAATACGACATTTGGGAATCCCTGTTTCTCTCGCTAAATCCGCTTGAGTTTTTCCGGCAATTTTAAGTGCCTCTTTAAGCCTGTCAGCTGTTGTAGCTATTCTGACATTAGGCAAGGTTAACACCTCCTTTTTATGATGTTATAACCATTTTATCACAAAAGTTTCCAATTGTCAACAATTTTGCAAAAATAGTTTAGAAATCTATACATTTTTTGTTGACCTGCTAAAATTATATTAGTATAATTAAAATTGAAATTAAGAAAATTCACTCTTGAAAGGAGGAAAGATTGTAATGAAATACGCTAAATTACGCGGGAGAATAGTAGAAATGTATGGCACACACAATGCATTGGCGAAAGAGATAGGTATGAATCCAAGCGTATTATCGTCAAAATTAAACGGTAGATACGATTGGACGAGAACGGAGATCGTAAATATTTGCTCAGCTCTGGAAATTCCGTTAGATAGAGCTCATTCTTATTTTTTTATGGCAAAAGTATAGAAAACTATACAAAAACAACCAGAAAGTGTAGTAATAATCTATAAACACTTATTTTTTTACAGTAAAAGTATAGAAAACTATACTATATTGGCAGAAAAGTGTAGAAAGGAGAATGATATGATTGTCCGAACAGTAAACGGTAGAGAATACAAGACCGAAAGCGGTGTTCCTCTTAAAACGAGATTGGAAAAAGTGTTGTCAGAGATCCTATCTGATAAATACGATGCCAAAATTACTATTACATTAAAAGATTGGGAGGGTAGTGAAGATGTGCCAAGAGTGCAGGATGACACCGTGCGATCCGAGATGTCCGAATGCTCCGGAGCCTAAATCGGTGTTCATATGTTCCAATTGCGGTGAGTCCATCCGTGATGGCGATGATTATTGGGAGATCATGGGCGAGCAATTCTGCGAGGATTGCATAGATGAAGCAAAGAAGGTGGCTGAATATGACCCTTACTGAGAAAAATTACTACGGCAAAAAAGCCACGCAAGAGTATTTTAGCGTTTCACAATTTAAGGATTTTATGAAATGCGAGGCGTGTGCATTAGCGAAAATACGGGGTGAGCATAAAGAGGATTTTTCAGAAGCTCTTTTAGCTGGCTCCTATGTTGATGAACACTTAACAGGCACTCCCGATTCTATGAAAAAATTTATCATGGAAAACTACGATAAATTATACAAGAAAAACGGAGAACCGTATGCGTTTGTTACAAAAGCGGATGAGGCAATAGAGCGCATAAAGAAACAGCCCTTGATGCTGAAATACCTTACAGGCAAGCACCAAAAGATAATGACGGGCGAAATTGCAGGCGTTCCATTCAAAATAAAAATGGACTGCTACCGTGAGGGCGAGTTCATAAGCGACCTCAAATATATGGCAAGCTTAAGAAGCCCAAATATGTTTGAGCCTATGATTAAATACTGGGGCTATGACATTCAAGCCGCCGTCTATCAAGAAATCGTATATCAAAACACAGGAAAACGCCTACCGTTCCTATTTGTGATAGCAACGAAGGAAAAGCCGTGTCATCTCGCAGTGGGTGAGATCTCACAGTTCAATATGGACGAAGCACTAGACGTAGTTAAAGCGAACGCCCCACGTTTCTACCAAATGAAGAAGGGCGTAATTGAAGCTGAGCGTTGCGAGGATTATAACTGTGATTATTGTACCACAACCAAGATCATAACGCAAGCAATTGATACTGACCTCTTTTGTATGAGTGCAAAACAAATTAAAAGTATGAGGGGAGAGGTGCTATAATGTTATTAATACTATAAATAATATTACCATCGCTCCAATACCTCTAATATATCCACGCTTTCGATCGAGTGGGGCAATATCTCAAAATAGAGCCCCGCTCCGATTAGTATTTTTATATTGCCGTTTGGATACTTTGAAATATTAATCACTTTGTCAAAATCGATATATTGCGTTCTACCGTCCGTGTCGATCCCTTTTATATAGTTCATTTTTTAGACCTCCGCTATTTTATTATTGATTTCGTTTACTTGTATATCATTCGCAGATAGCTGGATATAATACCCAGAGCCGTAGCCACTAACACCCGTCAAGACCGCCCCGGCATTACGTATTATATCAATAATTCGATACTTTTCTTTTTCCGTGTTTGCTACAATATTATAGTTATGCATTTTCCTTTTCCCCCTTTAGAATCCCCTTGAAAATTTGCAATGCCGTCGTGTCATTCTTTGCCGAAAATCCGCCCGCATACCATCCGCTTATTTTCATTTTGTACCCCGTCCCCGTCTTGATCAAAAAATCATTTTCAATAATATCTTTATAAATAAACATTGTTTTTCCCCCTTGTTTTATCCTTCTATAATTACTCCGTTTGTTGTTTCCGTGTAACCGTCAAAGCCAAGATCACGAGCGAAAGCCTCATAATCAAAATAGTTGCTAATAAATGATGGTATGCTTTTATCGTTTAGCCACTCATCCGCTAACTCATACGCTAGATCCTTTAAATCATAGCCTTTATAGAACATAAAGCATCCGCGTTGTTGTTTTTCCATTGCTTCTTTGAAAGTGTAGCCGAACGCCTCAACCGCCGCCGCGGTTTCCTCTTGTTCCCACTCGTTAAGCGTGTCAAATTCTTGCAATTGTTCGTTTAATGCAAATATATCCATATTTTCATCAACCTCGCAAAGGTCTCCGCATTCTGTAACCCATTCAAAATCGTGAATACAAAATTCAGGATCGTTATCGTTCATTTGTTTTGCTATTCTTTCAAGATCCGCCTTTAATTCGTCCTCGTCCTTTGGTAGTGTAATCCATTCGCCGCCGTCGGCTCCGTTCTCGTTGTAATTTCCCCAAGTGTTAATAAAAATGTTTAGCATATTGTATGCCCTCCGTTTGTTTGTATGATTTTTACACGCTTTCGTGTAACTATCTTTATTATACACGCTTTCGTGTAATTTGCAATACCTTTTTGAAAAGTTTTTACACGAAATCGTGTAATTTACAATTTGTTCATAAACTGCACAGTTAAAACACAATTCAAAGGATCTTGGAGCGTGCCGGGGGCGGGGGATATTCCCACGCCCACGGCGGCCGGGTGATGCATTTTAGTAGAGAAAATACAAAAAAGGCACTTTCAATTTGTGCAAGTCTACAAAGTTGCAAAAACAGTGTTGACAATTACACGAAATCGTGTTATAGTGATTACACGATAAACAAAGGGGAGATTAATATGAACGAAATAAAAATTATCAGAGAGATTATGGAGAACAGCACACCGAAAGTAACGCTTGACGTTCTCCGCGATAGATTAGGTTATAAAGCTGCATCGGGCGTAACCGAGCGTTTGAGAGGTAAGAGCATGAAAGTTGACACATATGTTAAGTTCTTGGATGCTCTCGGCTATGAGATCATCGTTCAGCCAAAAACTGCTCGTGATGCACGTGAAGGTTCTTATAAAGTAGGTGTTGAAGAATGATTTACGGATACGGACGTGTAAGTAGCACGACACGATACGCAGGCGGTGAAGACGGTAACAGTCTTGAAGCTCAGGAAAAGAAACTGAGAGAAGCGGGTTGCGAGGAAATTGTGCTCGAAGCATTTACAGGCACGAAAATGGAGCGACCGAAGTTCACGAAGCTTCTTAATAAGTTAGAACCGGGCGATACATTGATAGTATGTAAGTTAGACCGCTTCGCGAGAACAGCGGCGGAGGGCTCGTTGCTCGTAAGAGATTTAGTTGATCGTGGCATAAAGGTAAACATATTAAATATGGGCATTGCCGATAACAGTCCGATGGGTAAATTAATGACAACGGTATTGCTTGCGTTTTCGGAATACGAGCGCGATATGATAACGGAGCGTTTGGCAGAGGGTAAAGCTGAAGCAAGACGCAAGAACCCTGCATATAAAGAGGGGCGCAAATACAAGGAGATTCCCGAATTTGATGCTTTCAAATTAAAGGTTGATAATGGCGAAATGACTGTAGCGCAAGCATGCTCACAGTTGGATATCAGCCGTAGTAAATGGTATGTAGAAGTTAGCCGCCGGGCTTAAACGGAGGAACTAGTAGTATGGATATGAATAAAGAGATTGCAAGATTGCGTGAAATTGCTATGAATGCACCTTCCTCAATCCGCGAGGAGCTTTTACTTCAGGTGGAGAAGACGGAAAAGATTCTGAACGAACGTCGCGCAACAATGATGGGTCAGCACATCAAAAGCGAAATGAAAGCAGATACCAATTGGATAAGTGTAAAAGAATTATTACCTCCAATGACGAAGCAACACGATGAGGCGACGAATACGGAGATCGTGGCGAGTGAGCCTGTGTTAGTTTCCATAGACGGCGAAAGCGTTAAGTTTGGTCGTTTTGAGGTCGAGGGCGAGCGCATATACTTTCTGAATGCTCCCGTTATTTACGATGCGTTCGGTGAATACGAATACGAACTCGACGAGATTTCACACTGGATGCCACTGCCTGATCCTGCTCCCGTAACCAATGAGCAGTTTTTTAAGCAAGCATTGCAAGAGGGTTTAAGTAGAAGATTTCAAAGAGAAATAGATGCTGCTGATACGTAAGCAGGGAAAGAGTTAATATATGCTTAGAGCAATATTGGGATTAATCCCCGCGATAATAGTTGCCATCATTCTTTTTCTCATCAACCCCATACTCGGGGTGTTATGGGTATTGTGGCTCGTCGGCGTAGTGATTTACGCCTTGAAACGAAAAAAATAAACTAAATATTAGAACGCCTAAGAGCGTCGTAACTCAGAAATGAGTGCGACGCTCTTATTTTTATCTAAGGAGGTAAATATGGACGTATTAAAGAAAATAAAGAAAATCAAGGTGCAGACGGAGGAAACATTGCAGGATGCATTCTCGCTCGTGCGCGAGATCGAGGACAGGGGCGAGATGCTAAAATGGTGTCAGTGGATTCGCAAGGAGGCAAAGAAAATTCCCACGGCGAGCATGTATGAGCTGACATATAAGACATATTTGCTCGCAGCTATGAGGGGCGATTTTGATTCCTATTGCATTTACCTTGAAAAGAACAGGGAAGGCGAAAAGCGGTTTTACCTCCCCCG